CCCGTCGCCTCAACCGGGAGCCTGACGTAGGTGTTGCCGGCAAACACGATGTTGCCGGTGACGGCTGCGTTCACGCCGTTGTGCCAGTAGTAGGTGGTGCTGGCGCCGTGCAGCGTGGTGTCAAGCTGCAGCTCGAACAGCTCGATGATGGCGTTCGGACCCAGAACCGACAGCTCTTCATAGACGCTGCTGATCGCTGCCCATGTGACGCCGCCGTCTGCGATCGTGCTGCCGATGTCCGTCGGCCATGCCGGTTGCGTGCTAGCGCTGGTGCCAGCGACCGTGCAGCGAAACACCAGCCCGCTGACCTGCGTGGTGGTGGCGCGGACGATGTCACCGACGACGTAGGCGGTGCTGGCTTGCCAGGCGGTGTAGGCCATCAGGGCTCAAACACTTGGCGGAAGGTGGCGTCGATCTTGCTGCGCTGGAACTCGAAGAGTTCGCGGGTCCAGCTATCGCAGACCCACTTGTAGCTGGTGTTGCCGTCGGGCGGGGTCCAGTCGAAGGCTTGGGAGTCAGCAGCGCGGGCGTTAAGAAATGTTTCGACCTCGTTGGCCTCGGTGTCGGTGAGGTTGAAGCTCACGGTCCACTCTTTGGGGTCTTGGTTGAGGCCGTAGGTGAGGCGTTGTTCGTAGCCGTCGCCGAAACGCACCACGCGCTTTTTCGGCTCGCTGCGCTTGGTGGCTGAGTAGTTCGGGTTGTAGGCGGGGAAGGTGGCCATTAACGAGTACCAGCGAGGAGGCCGCCTGGGCGTTGTTGTTTGACGAGTTCGGCTTGGACTGCGGCCGAAATGACGCGTCCCAGTTGGTTGGCGTTGGGGCTGTCGCCTTGTACTGTACTGCCGCTTGCGTCGACATTTACGACGACGTTTGTTGTCCCGCTGAGAGCGTGGTTCGGGACGATGGTGCCACTGCTGCGCGGGACGAAGAGTTCGGGGCCGCGTTCGCCGACCATGTAGGTCGAACCAGAAGCGACCGGGCCGCCGGCTGCGCGGGCACCACCGAAGGCACCGAGCTGGAATGTGGGGCCGCCGGCACCAAAGGCGCCGCTGAAGTTACCCACGCCTCGCGGGAAGATGGTGCTTCCGCCGGGTAGCAGGCTTTGTGCCAGGCCGAGGATTTGCATCTGCAGCCACTTGGAGATCATCTGGGCTGCCATGTCGGCGAAGTGGTCGGCTACCGACTGGAAGAAGTTGGCTAGTGCTTCTTGGGCAGTCATTGTGCCCGTGATAACGCCTTTCAGTGAAGTGCCGAAGGCGTCGCCGATACTCTTGGCGGCTTGGATTACTTGGTTTTCAACTTTTACAAGTTCTTCTAGTTCGGTTTTAAGTAGTGCAAACTGTTCACCGATGACGCCGTTGGTCAATCCAGGCATCAAGTTGATGTCTGTACGGAAAGCTCCGGCGCCGCCAGCTGCACCCGGTGCATTACCGAATGCGCTTTCTCCGGCACGCTTACCGGCAGTTGTTACTGCGTCTACAAGGCCAAAACGCTCGAAGAAAATTTGATCTCGCCGTCTTTTAGCTTGTTCTTTTTCTATGTCATTCTGCCTTTGCAGCAAATCAATTCGTCTACTGTAAAGATTGTTGATTAGTTGGTATTCAACTGCTGTATCTGCCGCCAGTAGCGCTGCTCTACGTTCTTTGTCTAAAGCAACAGAACCTGTTTCGTTTATAGTATCTTGTACTTTTAAAAGCGCGTTTAGGCCTGCTTCTTCGCCATTAAGTAGTTTTTCTTGCTCTACACGTGCTTTTACTTGATCAATATACACACCTAAAATACTACTTTCAAGTGTAAGTCTTTTTACTTCTTGTTGTTTAGCTTTATCAGCAGCTTGTTCGGCTACACGACGGGCTTCTTCTTGGCGACGTGCCAGTTCTTCAACGCGGTTGCGCTCAATTTCTCCTAGTTGTACGGATAATTTTAAGTTTGCACCGCGAATAAGTTGCTCGTTTTGTGCGAGGTTAATTTCCTTATTTTTAAGTTGGATGCTGATTTTTGTTAGTTCATTTTCGTATTCTTTCTGTGCAGTTTGTCTTTGAAGCGTAACATAACGTTCAAGATCAGTACGAGCACTGACACTGGTTAACTGCACCTGTAAACGCAGCAACTCGTTACTACGATTAAGCTCAGCGGTACGTTGTGTTGCAGCTGCTGTTTCTGCCGGTGCTGCAGGAGTAAGTGTGGGACGCAGTTGTTGAGGCAGTAAGTCAACTATAGAGCCGCCCTTACCGAATTTTGCGTCTTGAAAGAATTTATTTACGGCAAAACCGGCACCGACAAATCTGTCTATAAGTATGCCTAAAGAACGTGTTGTTTGTTCGGACTGTTTTCCGATTTCAAGAAAAGCAGATGCGCCTTCTTTTCCCATCGTATTAGCTAACTGCTTGAACGCAAGTTCAGCAGCTGCTGCAGTCTGTCCAGACTGCTGTAAATTTTGAAGTTGTGTTTTTATAGTTGGATTCAAGTAACCAAGCCGTTGCTCCAGGTAAGAAGCTGCGTCCCCGCCTGCCCGGATCGACTTAGCAAAATCCTGTGCGGACTGGATTGTTTGGTCTAAAGCGGAGCCGATAGCTGTTCCAACGAGGGATAAACCAAAACCCAGCTGGCCTCCTGCTAGACCTCCGGCAAAACCGCCGAGACCACCGCCTACAGATGCGCCAAGGCCCTGACCGAACAAAAGTGGGAAGGCGCCACCGATGATCGCATTACTTGTTGCTTCTCTGGTTCTGGCTTGTTGTTTTTCTCGTGCTGCGTTACGTTCGCGGATTATTCCTAAGCGACGCTCAAAATCTTCTGCTCTTTTTTGCTGCATAAATTCTGCAGCAGCAAGCTCACGTTGTTGGCGTAAGCGGCCGCTTTGAATAGCATTTACACGACGGTAATACTCAAGATCGCGTTCTGCTTGGGGCTGTAAACCTTTCGCGGTTCGCGCTAGGTCATTTTGAGCTGCAGAAAGTCGAGTAGCCTGTTTTTCGGCTTGAGCAAGAGCACTAGCGTATAATTTTACCGAGGCAGACTGTTTTTCGTAACCACCTGCAGCTACTTTTACGTTCTCTAAAACGGTGCGAAATACGTTTGCTTGCTGAACTGCGCCAGCAAAAGTATTGGAAACTTGTTTATTACCGTTCTGTACACTGCGGGCAAAATCGTTGATCGGTTTGATAGCTAGGCGAATCGAGTCGCCCAGTTTTCCGCCGCCAGGTGCAAGTAAATTTAAGGGTTTTAAATTCTGGCTTAAGTTATTTAAACGTTCGACGGAAGCTGTTACTGCGTTCAGGCGCGACGCACCAGCAACAGTGATGTTGATGTTGGCGTTGTAGTTGGCCACCGGCGCCTGAGTCCTGTTTTACCAGTGTACGCGAGAAAAAAGCCGCCGGGGTTAGTGGCGGCGTTTGGCTTTGTCTAGCTCTTTTTGTTGGTCCTCGTTGAGGATCTGGAAGTAGGCGCTCCAGCCGATCAGCTCTTCGGCGGTCATTGAGGCGCGGACCTCGCGCAGGGACTTGCCTAGCTCTTTTGCGACTCCGAACTGGAGCATGAGCCAGTTGTCCTTGCGGAGTTCGGCGCTCAGTTCTTTGGGTCGATGGGCTCGGCGTCGTCGGTGATGATGGCCAGCATCAGGGCTTGGAGATCCTTGTCCTTGACTTCGTTCTTGAGCACGTCGATCTCGCCTGCGCTGAAGAGTTTGGCTCCGGTCTCGTCGAGGGCTTTGGTGATGAGGAGTTGGAGGGCAAAGGCGTTGGCGTCGTCGGACTTGGCCTGTTTTTGGGCGCGTTCGCGTTCGGCCATGGTGAGCGGAGTGACCCACAGCTCGAAAGTTGTGCCGTCAGAGAGATCGACGGTCTTTTTGACGGGCTCCAGGTTGGCGGCCTTGCGGAGGCGGTCAATAGCGCGGACTGGAACGGGCATACAACGAGGATGTTGATGCTTCTAGTGTAGCGGAGTAGATAGTAAAAAAGCCCCGCCGAAGCGGGGCCTGGTGTCTGTTGTGTGATTTCAGCTCTTGCTGAAGTCGAAGGTGGGGGTGCCAGCAGGGCGGAAGTTAACGGTGACGGACTGAGCGTCGTCGGGGTTGATGTTCAGGCTGGCGGAGGTCAGCACGGCGTCGAAGGAGATCGAGCGGCTGAGGGTGTCGCTCAGGGTGCCGCCGCTGAAGACGCGGTCGGTGTAGAGCTTGAAGGCGGCGCCGTCTTGCTGGCGCTGCAAGACGTCCTCGATCATCCGGTTGGAGAGGGCGGCGTCCTCGTTGGTCATGTAGACCGTGGCGGTGCCGGTGCCATCGCCGAAGCCGCTGATGTAGGTGCGGAAAGGCACGTACTGACCAGGGGTTTGGCCGATGGTGGTGACGTCGATTTCAGCGCGGCTGATCTCGAAGCTCCAGTCGCGGACTTGGCCGACAACAGCGAAGTCGGCATAGGCGACTTGGAACTCGTTGGGGGCAACGGCAGTACCATCGTCGGTGATGTCGACGGAAGCACCGCCGGCAGTGGCCGACACCTTCAGCACACCTGTGCTGGCGGTGTAGGTGATGACGTAGTAGGTGGTGCCAGCGGTCAGACCGGCAGGCAGGGTGCCGCTGCCGGAGCCTCCGGTTTGGCTGTTGACCACGCTGAACTTGACGGGGTCGCCGACTTTCAAGTTCAGGTAGGTCTGCACGACGATTTCATCGCTACCGGCGGTAACGTTGGCTTCGCCGAAGGTGCCGGTGGTGCCAGCAGGCTTGTAGTACAGGGCGCCGGACGTGCCGGACAGGACGGTGGTGGCCATAGGGGCGTACCAGGGGATTGTGCAGTGGGGCGGGACACTGCCCGGCTTTTACAAGAATAGCAAGAGTCTTTAAGTAAGGACTGTTGCTACCCAGTTTGTGTCGATGCGGCCCATGAAATGGGGGGCATCTTCAGTTGTAGAGAAGATGGGACCTGTAATTTCTCCGAGGCGGAAAAAAGTACCAGTGGAAGGTTTAGCCGTGGCGTTGAGGGTTTCGAGGGCGTTGACTGCTGTTGTGATTAGGGTTTGGTTGCGGGCTGGACCCCGACCTTTTTCTGTGAAAATGCGAATGATGAGTGCTCCACGGGCGTTGTCGACACTGTTTGTTAGTGTCGGCTCGTTTGTGATGCCGAAAGTAATGTTTACGCGGACGTATTCCGTAGTTGTATTTGGTGGAACAGCGGTGATGTTGTCGAAGTAGACAGGTACTGGAGGAACCAGTGCATTGAACGCGTTCAGTAGCGGATTTTCTACGGCGGCGCGGATGGCTTGGTAGTTCATGCTTGAAACTCAGCTTTGACGCCGCGTTCGAGGGCTTTTTGCATTTTGCCGCCTCCTGCGTAGGTTGTGTACCAGTCGAGAGGTGCTGTGGATCGGTTGTCGGATCCGCCGGGGATTTTTGGGCCGATGTCGCCGCGGCGTCCTCCTTCGGGTCGCGTACCGCGGAAGACGACATCGCCTTCTGGTTCGTAACCGGGGTAGCGGAATCCGTCGCTAGGGGCGACTAGATCCATAGCCACCATTGCGTAGGGAGCGCGGTTGCCGATGATAAGTTTTGTCACTCGCTCCATCTCCCGTTTGGTGACGGGAAGTTCTGGGATGTCCGAGAGCGTGTACGGATACTGGCCGGGGATGGCTGCTCCAACGCCAGGGGCGTAGGCTTCCCAGCTATCACGGAACTCGCCGCCCCAGACAGGACCTGCTTCGGCGAGGTCGTTCATGATGTTGCGGGCGACTGTACGCACCGACTTATTCAGCTTGGTGCGGAGATCGCGTTCCAGTTGGGATAGAGCGGCCATTACTGGGGCCTCGCTATGACGGTGTGAAGGACGGGGTTGTCGCCGCGGTAGGTGGTGATGTTGATTATTTTGGCCTCGCGGGTTACACCGGCTTGGGTGTACTGGATGCGGTCGGCTTCGGTGGGATAGTAGGTGCCAAGCTCATCTTTGCCGAAGATGACCTTGATGTCGGTGGTTTGGTAGAGGCCTTCGGATTCGCGTGGAGTCAGGCGGACAATCATGGCTTTCATGCTGACGTTTGTGTCAGCGCCGGTGACTGCTCCAGTGGTTGGGTCGTACGTGCGAGGTGTTGTGGTTTTGATGTACGTGATGGTTTGGCCCCAGTCGGAGAGGAGAGAAGCCGGGATGGCGCCGAAAGTGTCGTCGATCAGGCCCATGTCAGCCTCGGAAAGC